AAGTAGATTTAGAGGAAAATGCTTATGATTTTGATATGCCATTACCTGACAGTACAAAAGAATATTTTTTAATCTTTAATGATAAGATTTGGCTTTACATAATTATATCTGATGAATATATGGGAAGTGGAGAATCTTCAACTTATGCTCATATTAATAGTATTTTAGTTCCAGAAGGTACAGACATTGAAGAGGTCAGAGAAATTAAGGATTGGTTAATTAAGGGTGGATTTAAGTTATTGAAGTAGGAATTTCTTGAAAAATACAAAGTAAAATATAATATTGTGTTTTCTGAAAGTGTTGCTACAGTAGGCTTTTAGAAAACACAATATGGCATAAAACTAATCATTTAAAGGATGTGAGTATAAATTTGAATTTGCTAGAATTAAAAACAAATGTTGACTACATAATTAATAATTTACGAGATTATCAAGACCCAAAAGATATTGTTGTTGCAATTACTTTGTCGGAAAGTTCAATTGGTTCAAGAGCTTTTGCTAGAATTTATTCTGCAGGTATGGGGTTTGATTGGGAAAGTGGACAATTTAGAATTGAGCCACAAACTCCTATAGTTAGAAAAGGAAACACTTTTAATGATATTAAAAATGTTGAATGTAAACCATTCGAAGGTAGGAAGTATTACTTTTGCCCAAGATGTGAGAGTAAAATAAGCAAAGATGATAAATTTTGTAGATATTGTAGTCAGAAATTAAAGTAACGTACAATAGAATTAACCTTTGATTCGATTATTAGAAAGAAGGAGTAATACATATGAAGAAAGAAACTTTTTATTGTGATATTTGTAATAAAGAGATAAGTGAATTAGATTTAACTAAAAAATTTATTCCGGTTATTAATAAAATATATGCGACTGGTGGAAAAAGTAATATAAAACTTGCATATATGGGTGAGGCATTGGAATTTGAAGAAAAAGAATTATGTTCTAAATGTTTACAAATACATGATCAAGAATTTACAAAATATGCGACAATGTTTGCTCAAGGATGGAAAATACAAGTGGATTTTATTAAATCTCAAACCGTGTAAATATTAAATAAAAAATAGGAGGAATACATATGAGTGCAGACAATGGTATTTATATTTTAGAGTGCAAAGATCAATACAGAGTAATCCATGCTCAAGCAATTGATAATCTTTACTGGACTTTTCTTGATGGTATGATGTCTGTTGATAAACCTGTATCCACTAGAATAGTAGAAATGTATGGTGATTCTAGGTATACTAGAGATATTAATATGGCAAGAAATATTGCCTTCTCAATGGAGAAAAGGCATCCAATATTAGAATATGGAGTAAGTTCAATTCGAGTTAATAAAACGTGGTATGAAATTGTGCAAGAAGCAAAGAAGCTTGCTCCTTTGGAAATTGAAGCAATTAATAACACTAAAAAAGATGATAGATGGGATTGGAATATTAAACGATTAGAGAAAATTATTGCACGATAAAAAACTGATTTCAAGTGATTAGGAAGGAGTTTATTTAAGTGTTAAGAAAACTAAGCCATAGATTGACATAAATTGAAGTGCCAAGATCAATTAAATTATTATCTTACATAGTAATATTTTTATCAGCAATATTTGTTCCAACTTATCTTCTTTTCTTAGACCATTATATATTTGCACTTATAGCACTTGTGTTAGGTATTTATGGAATAATTGAAAGTTTAGAGTGGCAATGAAAAAAGAAATTCAAAGGATGGTGAATATATGAGAAGAGAATTAAAGAAACCATACATAATAGATAGAATAGTACCATTATTTTTATGGCATAAATGCGATTTGTGTGGAAGTGAATTTAAGTATGAATACGGATGGAAAATTCGCTATTCAACTACATCTAGAATTATATGTAATACCTGTGCTGAGTTTAGTTGGGTAGCAGAAAAACTAGCACTTACATGGGGAGAATCTGGATGTGACAAGCCAAGTGTAAGACTTAAATAATTATACTTCGAATCTCATATTTCGTAGGAGAGGAGGACTTCTAATGATTCCGTGGGAAGAACCAATTCCAGAATGTACTGAGTGTGAGAATCATAAACCACCATATACCTTTTGTCTGTGTTGCCATTTTGCATTTAGTGAAAACAAACTGCTTCAAAAAGGAAGTTGATTAATAATGATTAGAAAATTTCCATATTTATGTGAAATGTGCAAGAAACATTTCGATGAGCCGAACATTGTTAAAGAAAATCATTGTAAATATAATGTATGTCACATTGTAATAGTAAGTGGATTACACGACCATGTTTTATTAATTATCGATAATATCACTATTCTTAGAATAGAAAGGAGTAATATATGTCTCTATTTACTAAACAACCAATGTTTTGCTGTATTTGTGGAACTGAAATTATGTTTGATTTTAATTATCGTGGTATTCCAATTTGTGATGTACAATGTTGGGACGAATATCAAAGAAGAAAATCTTTATATATTTTAGGGAAAAAGTATTATGTAAAATCACAGCAAACAACTTTTGGTTTGATGAAAGGAGAATTATTATAATAAGATGTAAAAGAAGATTAATAAATTGTTATGAAGATTCGTGTAAAGAAGATATAATATCAAGTATTAAAGCATCTATATCATTTGAAGGTTTAGAACCTAGTGATTATGCTGTTAATTTAATTGACCAATATGCAGATGGTAAAATCACTGTTGAAAAATATATTGCTAAAATAAAAGAAAAATATAATATTGGAAGTTAAAAATGTTAGTTGAAGGAGGAATAAATATGTCTAATAAAACATTAAGCAAATATCTTGAAGACAATATTAAAAATAATGTAATTGATCATGCTATTAGAGCGCATAAAGATGATTATGGCAATATAGTTTTCTATATTCATCCTGCAAATGTAAGTGGAGACACCTTAGATTTTCTAGTGGATGAAAACGTATTATATCAGATGAATTATGAAGATTAATATCCTTCGAATCACAAATTTTATTTGAAATGAGATGATTATTAATGTGCAAATATAGAAACTCTGAATATTTTTGTGCAATCACAAAAGAAAAATGTAATCAAAAGTCTGACTATGAATGTATCATATATATTTCATACGAAGAAATGATTAGAGAATAACAAATTATAAAATAAATACTTGACTTAATACCTTGCCCATGTTATTATATAAATATACCAAATACATAAATAAATACTTCGAATTATTTCTTTTAATTGAAGACAGAAAGGAGGTTAATTGTGGATAAACTAAATTTACTTATACGAGAAATATTTAAAGAGATGAATACTAATTATGATGAACATCAAGCAGTTAAAATTGGCGAATTAATAACTGATTATTGCATTGATAAAGATTGGGATATTTATAAAGAATATAATTGAAAAGGGGACTAAAATACATAATGCAACAAAAAGTTAAAGCAAAATCAAAGGTACATTTTGGGGAACTGCTACAGTTATCATAGACCATGACGGAACAATTATTGAAGTAGAAGAAGTGGAAAACCTTGATGATTTCGATGATTGTGAAGTTAGAGAAATAATTTATAGGATTAGAGGATAAAAATGGAAACAATTACCCTACAAGATAATCATAAAAAAGCTATGAGCAGTAAAATTACCAAAGCAATTAATTCTATTCCAGATGAAACAATTCAAGAAATATTTTTAGATTATATTGCAAATGAGATTGACAATTTGTATTCTGAAAGTAATTTCCAAGACATTATAGAATCTCAATTAAGAGAAATTGTTAGAAATATGTTTATCGAAAAGGGATTACTAAAAGCAACAAAAATTGAGGAGAGTGTTTAATAAATGGAAAAGAAAATTACACTTAAATATCTAACGCCATTAGAATTTATTGCTACATACACAAGAGAAGAATTTTTTAGAGGAGAACATGATAGTGAAAGAAAATGGTTAGAAGAGGATGCAGGAATGCCTATATTGAATATTATTGCAAAAATTACAACTGGCAATTATGATCAACTTATTATGAAAACTTTTGATAAATTCGCTCCAAAAGTAGGATTTTTGTATTGTGGAGAACACGATATATTTCATGAGTATGTAAATTGTCCATTCTGTCAGTTAGACATACGAGTTGATTAAATAGTTGAATGGTATATTTTCTAGCAATTTAAGAAAGAAAGGAATTGATACATAATGGATAAAGAATTGTTTAAAGAGTTAGAAGAAGCATCAAAACCATTGCAGGACTTCTTAATGAAACATTTTGATCAAATGACTAAAATAGAGGTAGAAATTGGTCATATTAATGTGTTAAACGGAGTAATGGGAATGCCTACTGAAATTGATGATTCTGTAAAACAAATTGATAGATATATGAATGATAAAGAGAATTGTGATAATTGTAAATATAATTTTATTGATTTTAATTTGGGTTGTTATGATAGGTGGTATGAGATGAATAGGATTTATACTAGAAAAATTGGAGATAATAGTGAAATGATTAATTGTTGGGAGCAAGGATAAATCAATTGAATAGTCGATTTCCAATGAAAATAAATTAAAAAGGAGAGATTAATAAATGAATTATGATGATTATGACTATGAAACCCAATATGAACCAAGCGAAGTAGATCAATTAGTTGAAGAGTTTAGAGATAAAATTAGGGAACATTTATTACCTAATATTCAAGAAGAAATTGATCGCCTAAACAAAGAAAATATTGAACTTAGACAAAAATATAATGAATATAAGACTAAGGAATCCGAATTAAGTAATAAGGAAAGAGACTTAAAATATAAAGAAGATAATCTTAAAAGAGAAGTTGAAAGAGAATTTTATGCAAGTAACATAGGCGACACTTTGAAAGATTACATAGAAAATGCAGAAGTGTGGTTCGCGGATAGTAAGGGATTTCAACAAGATAAATGTCATTTATGTAATGATAAACGTAAATTAGTTGCTGAATTCCCTGGTGGTAAAACAACAGAAATAAATTGCGATTGTAGTAGAATAATATCTAAGTATGTTCCAGAAATATCTGAGTTATCTACTATTAGATTTAGCAAAAGAGATAGTCAATATCAATCAGAAAGAAAATTTTATTTATGGAAAACTTTTGTACCATCAGGAAAATCTAGTTATTATGATGATCACAGCTATAATGATTTTAAACTTTGTCAAATAGTAGACGAATTTAATGATAGTACTAAAGAACTTCATGAAGATAAGAAATGGGATACAAAAATTGGATTCAAAATTAAAGAAGAATGCCAAAAATATTGCGATTGGTTAAATAGAGACAAGACGGAAGAAATTGAAGAAGAAAACGATGAGGGAGATGAAGATTAAATCCGAGGAAAAATTAGATTCGAGGGATTTTAGAAATAATTAAAATGAAAGAAGGAAACAATATGGAAATATTTGATATTGAAAAACACTGGGATGATTTCAAAAACAATAAATTGGTGGTAAATTGTCCAACTCAAGAATTAGCAAATGAGTTTCATGATTATTGTAGCAAACAAAATATTACATGGTTTGGTCACTCAATAAAAAATAATTATTGGAGTGACGAAAGTACTTGTTATAGACACCAAACATCACTTACTTTTGCAGATATAGAACATTATGAAAATGAACATTATACAATAGTTGAATTCCAAGGACTTTCTAAAGACAAGATAAAAATTGAGATAAAAATTCCAACAGAAACATCCAAAGAAATCATTAAAGTAATCTATCACAATAAAGAAACAATTGTATTAATCAAGTCAGATGGCAGATATTATAAAGGCGTTGTCAGTTGTCATTATCAAGATACATATGATAAAGAAATTGGATTTCAAAGAGCGTATGAAATTGCAAGAGAAAAATATAATGAATTTAAGGGATGTGAAAATAAAGTAATCACCAAAACAAAAAATATTAATGATGATGACTTATATCCTATAAATTTGACTTATGGAGAATTGAATTGAATTTAATTTTTAATATAATTGGTAGTGTTAATGATAGAGGTAGTTATGAAAGATATTATGATGATCAAATTAAAAATGAAATTGATAGTATGTTGAATAAAATAGATATTGTTAGAGATGCAATTTGTAATAAAGATTAAAGAGTATAATCCTTCGAAAGTTTCAGTTTATCTGAATTTAAGAAAGGAATGATAAAATAATGCAAATCAGAATTATTAAAAATGATCCTCCTGTTAATGGAGCAAGTGATATTAGTAAATATGTTGGTCAAATTTTTAATGCACAAAAAGATGGAGACGGAGATGTTTCAATAGTCGAAGGGCTATTATATGCAATGACAATATTTAATGGAGAATATGAAATTGTAGAGGAGGAAAATAATTAATGAAATGCGAATTGTGTTTACTTCGTGGAGAAGATGAAAAAGAAGAATATTTAAATTTACATCTAATTGTAAAAGAAAATCACTATCAAAAATTCATTCTTAAAGATGATGGAACACTAGAATATGAGGATTCTGATGCAGATCAAACAATGTATTTAGAATGTCCTCTATGTGGAACTAAATTTGATTTAGATACAGATTATAAGAACTTTTCATTACAAATGGAAGAAAGACATGTCATTACGAGATTAGATTTTAACAATTATAAAAGTGAAAATCCTATTGTTAATTTGAATGATTATAAAATTATAGAGAGGATGGGCGATTAATGAAAATTGAATTCAACTTATTCAAATTAAAGAAAGACAGTAAAACTTATCAACAATGGTCAACAAAAGATTATATGAAGAAAGAATTAGACCTTGACATTATCATTGTTGGAAAAGAGAAATTAGGTGATAAATTATACCTTAGAGGTTCTACCATTGGTGATAAAGGATTAACTTTGATTGGTGGTTTAATGCTTGATGAAAGTGGTTATTTAATTCCAGAAGAAGATTTGCAATATACATCTTGTTCAATGGAATTCAATATCCATAAAAAGTATTTGAATGTTAGAATTATTGAGGATATTCAGAGAATCAATGATAGGTTAATTGGATAAATAAAATTAAAGGAAGTGAAAATAATTATCTTAGCAGAAAAGATTATTGCATACATAAAAAATGAAGCAGATAAAGAAGTTGCAAGAAAAGCTAAGGCAATGGATAAAGATATAAGAGGATGCATTAGTCAAAGCATCTATAGAAATCAGCGTATGCTTAAAAGATTTATTGGGTGTGGTCAGAGGTAATACATATATAAACTAAAGAAAAAGGAGTTTAGTATGAAGAAATTTTTCCACATCGTATTACCAATCATATTATCAATTGGTTTAACTGGCTGTGGTAGTAAAGGTACAACAGTAACTAGAATAAGTCAATATGATGGAGTTAAAGTTGTTTTTACGGGTAGCGTAGATAATCAATATGCTACATATGAATGGAAACTTAGAGATTATGATTTTACTGAAAAAGGAATGGAAGAAATCGTAAAACTAAATCCTAAAAACGGAGATAGAGTTAAAATAAATACTATAGGGTCTTTAATACTAAAATTGACCATATTGAATTAGTTCCTTAAAAACTAAAGAAGGAAACAATAAATGCTTACAAAACCAGAACATGGTTGGACTAACCTACAAATTAATGACTTCTCAGAAAGAGCGAGTTACATGACAAACATACCAAATGAATTTCTAGATGCTTTTATCAGTGCTTTACAAAATAGCACTCCTGCTGTAGTTTTCTTTGATGCTGAAGGTTGGGGCTTTCATTTGGTTGCATCATACTATTGTAGTTATATTATTGTAGATAAGGATGATGCAAAATTATTTACAGTTAGCAAGAATATTCATGCATTAGCAAAAGAATTATATGATGATATAAATAATAACCTTGATGATTGGACTAATTGGTATTTAGATGAAAGCGATACAGAGGAAGAAAGAAAAGAGTATAGGATGGTGTTGGAAGATAAATTAAATCAATTAAATATAGAGATTAACAAATAAAATGGAGAGTGATTAAATGTCAATGACCATAGGTGTAATTTCAGGTATGGTAGCATTAGGTGCTTTTGGTATAGGATATTATTTATACAACTCTAAAAACAAATCTATTCCTAATTCTAATTCTAAACCAGAAATCAAAGTAAAAGAAATCAAACAAAAGCAAAAAGTTGAATTATCACAGAAAACATATGCTCCATTAAATTATGTTCCTAAAAATACAAAACCAACTCCTAAGACAACTTATAATTCTAATTCTAATCAAAATCGTAAGAATAATAATCATGTTGAAGATGATTATTTGTTAAATACTTCAATAGGTTTTGGAATTATTAGTTCTGCATCAGATGATCATGATAGTCATAAACATTCATATCATAGTTCGCATAGTTATCATGACTCACATGATAGTGGTAGTAGTTCGCATAGCTCGTATGATTCTGGTGGCAGTTCTGACTCAAGTAGTTGTGATTGTGGAGGATGTGATTAAATGGAAATAAAGATTAATACAAAATTTGAGGATTCTGACAAAGCATTTATGATTCTTGAGAATAATACTTTTATGCCAGTCGAAGTGACAACAGTTATTGCAATCGATCATGAAGTAAATGCATATAATGTTGATATTTATAGAGTAAAATATGAGGTTAAATCTCTAAAGCCATTCAAGCATTATTCAGTATACGAAGATGAACTTTATACTGCTGAGGAAATGGTAGGCGTTTTAGGTAATTGGTAGTAAAAACTGTTTATAATGAAAGGATGTGATGTAAATTGTTTGTATTATTTATTCTATCTATAGTTGCAATACTACTATTCTTAGCAATACCACTATACGGTAAAATAGGCCAGAAGATTGAAAATGTAGAAAATAAAATTAAAGAGGAGATTAAAAAATAATGAGAAATAATATTAATATTGATATGAGTAATTTTAAAATAAATAAATTCACCAAAGGTTTGATTGCTACCGGAGTATCAGCAGTTGTTTTACTTGCAGGATTTGGAATGTCAACTACAAAGATTAATCCAGGACATGCAGGAATCATTTATAACATGCGTGGAGGTTTAGAGGAAAATACGCTATCACAAGGATGGCATATAGTCGCTCCTTGGAAATCAGTTAGAGAATATCCTGTATCAACTGAAACAGTATGGTTAACACAATCAAAAACAGAAGGTTCTCCAAATGATGATTCGTTCAATACCTCAACAATGGAAGGAAAACCAGTTTCAGTTGATGCATATTTTACATACCATGTTGATGTTGATAAATTACCTGCCATATTTACTCGCTTCAAAGGTGCTTCAATTGAAAGTATTTCTGGAGGATATTTAAAACAACAAATAAAAACAGCATCTCAATCAATTACTTCTGGATATAGTGTTATGGATTTATATGGAAATAAGCGTACAGAAATTCAATTAAAAGTACACGAATTATTAATCAAAGAACTTACTCCATTTGGTTTGGTAATTGAAACATTTAGTTTTGGTGAAATTCGTCCTGATGAAGAAACCAAAAAAGCAATTCAATTAAAGGTTGATGCACAGCAAAAATTACAACAGATGGAAACAGAATTGATGCAATCTAAAGTATTAGCTGATAAAGCAAGAGTTGATGCTCAAGGTGTTGCAGACGCAAGTCTTATCAAAGCAGAAGGTGAAGCAAAAGCAAATCAAGTATTACAAGCATCTTTGACGGATGCACTTGTAAGATATCAAACTGTTTTGAAATGGAATGGTGCATACCCTCAAGTTGTAGGTGGTAATCAAATTATTAGTTTGCCAATGGCAGATGCAGGGAAATAATAAGAATCTTAGTTAGTGAAACCCTTGCCAGAGTAAGGGTATAGGGTTTCACATTTGGTTAAAATTACGTTATTGTTGTTTAATATAAATAATTACATTTAAATTATAATTAAATTTTAATAAAGGAGAATGATAAATTATGAACACAATAATTATCAATGGAACTAAAATCCAAACAAGTGGTAATAATATTTCAGTTGTAAATGGAATTATATATTGTGATGGAAAGGTTGCTTTATCTGGTTTATCAGGTGACGTAAATATTAAATTTGAAGGCGATTTGGCATCTTTAAAATGTGATGGAAGTGCTGAGATAAGTGGTAGTATAAAAGGCAATGTAGATGTCGGAGGATCTTTAGAGTGTGGTGATGTCGGAGGAAATGTTGATGCAGGTGGAAGTATACGATGTGGCAAGGTGTCTGGAGATATTGATGCTGGAGGTAGCGTTAAGTGTAGTCGGTGATTCAATAAATTATTCATAAATACTAAAATAATTATTTGACATGTAGGAAGTAAAATGTTATAATGAATAAGTAGAGAAGTTACATAAGAATCGAGGAGGTGATAAATCTTAATTGAATTTTAACAGACCAAAGAATGAATCAGAAACACATTTTCTACTAAAAGAAATATCTAAATACATATTATTTGGTTGGGGATATAAAATGATTGGAACAGAAGTCCATGGCATGTGGGACTTAGACATTGGTAAAAAGAGAAAAGAAATTATAGATTGCGTAGGACTTAAAAAGATATCAGAAGGCAGAGGTAAATTTCATTATGATATCAAAGGAATTGAAGCAAAAGCAAGTTTGTCAGATTATAATAATGGATTTTGTTGCGCTCCTGCAATGAGTTATGTTATAAGTACAGTAAATACTATTCCAGTTAATATTTTGCCTCAATCTGTAGGATTAATTGAAGTAGATTTTGATATCTTTGAATTAAAGAAATATTCACAGAAAATCCCTGATATGCAAGGAGTTAAGTTAGTAAAAAGAGCAAAAAGAAAAATTGATAGTAGATTTAAAAGTGAAGAAAAGTATAGGAAGTTTTGTAGTGATTGTTTAGAGAAAGTGGCGTATAGAAGCAGTTCAGAGTTGTTGTTTTGGAGAAATTATATAGAGTTTGTCAATTAGATAAATAAATATATTGGAGGAATAATGTAATGGAAATCGGAGATAAAGTTTTAATCACAGATAATCTTAAAGAACTTAGAGAAAAATTTAATCAAGATATTACTTTTGAAATGCTAGAATATGCAGATAAAAAAGCAAAAATTACAGAAGTATTAAGTGATAGTTGGTATGAATTAAATATTGATGATGGAGTTTATTGGTGGTCAGAAAAATGGTTAAAACCAGTTAAGAATAATATTACCGATGAGTTTATAACATTTAATGAAGTAATTGGTAATATTCAAATGTTGTGGTCTAATATGAGTGAAGACGATAAAACAGAATGTATTCAATTATTCTTTGGATTAAAAAATAAATATGAGATGATTAATTTTATTGATAAGTATACACCTGTAAAACATTAGAATTTATACTTGGTTATTAATTTTAAGGAGGTGAACAATATGGAAACAACATCACGCAAAATGATTAATGAATATAAGAACAATCCTAAGAAAGCAATTGAACAATTAGAGTTTTGTGGATATGAAACTGAAGGTGGAATATTGATTAATAATGTTGCATTTATTGCATTGAAGGAATTGATTATGGAGGATGATAGATAATTGCATAAAATAATATTCTTGCAAGACTTCAACTCATTTAAAAAAGATACTTGTCGAGTAATTATGGAAGAAACTGAACTTCATTATAGGATTCAAATTAAATTGGATAGTAATGAGTTGTATTGGATGCATAAAAGTGATAATGGGATTGTTTATAGGGTTGTAGAGAGGGGTTAGATAATTAATATGAAATATAAAAATTGCAAAATAGGACAAAAAGTAGTTCCTCATTCCAAAAGTGTATTTGATTATGGTGATTTAGAAAATAGTCATCATTGGGGACAAGCGAAATCAATTAATCAACCTTATTTGTTTATTACTAAAATTAAAGAAGAGATAATTGTTTTAAGTGTTGACAAAAGTGATGGAGATTATTTCTTACCAGAAGATTTTGAACCATACATAGAAATTAATAATGAAAGTAGGAATATTAAAATGAAGAAATCTGATTTACATAGTTCAATGTTATTTAAAATGAGAGATAATAAATTATATGTATTGCTTCCTGATCATGAGGAAGACTTGGTTTTTTTATGATGTAGATGATATTAATGCAGGATATACTGAAGGAACTGTATTTCTTTATGATTTATATGAAAATTTAGGACATTGTGACAATGACGATTATGATATTGTTGCTATTAAACAATATGAAAGTTGTGTAGAAGTTTTATCAAAGGTATTGTGTAATAGAGAACCTAAAGAATGGGATTGGGTTGAAGAGGTTGAGAAGGAAGAACCAAAAGTAGAAGAACCACAAATTCCTGTTATTAATAATATTACAATTAATTTAACTTTAGATTCTGATAGTTTTAATCCTGAAAATTTCTTAAAACAACTTAATGATGCTTTTAATATACTTAAGAAAGAAGGAAGGTAATAATGGCAAAAGAAACAAAAACCCAAGAAAGTATAAGTAAAACTTGGATTATGACAGTTGGAGTTGTTTTCAATAGTGAAGAGACTAAGGAATCGGCTATGAGAGATTTTCAAGAATCATTGAACGATTATGTAGACAGTTGTAGGATGATTGAAGTTGTTAATGCAAAAGTAGGCAGTCTTAGTTTTAAGATTGTTGAAGATGAGTTATAGAATAAACGTGAGATTTCGAAGGGTTTTGGTTGAATTAGGTTGAGGTTGTGAAATGTTTTTATGAATTGTAAAATAAATATATATTTGACATGGGTTTGAGTAATATGGTATAATGATTAAGAGGTTAGAAAAATAATTGATTAAGAAGAAAGGATTGATTGGTTGAAGAATAAAGGTAAATGCAGAAGACCTATCAAATTTAATAAAAGTCCACCTCTTTCAATATATTTTTAAAACTACTTGTATAAATAATAAAATAAAATTATTGAAAGAAGGAATTAATACATATGGCATTTTATAACAAGTTTATTTTCATTGGTGATATTGGTATAGCGAAAGATAAAGAAAAATTTTATAATTCATTTTTAAATGATAAAGGAACATGGAGATCATCTAAGATCAATTTCATGATTAAAGAATCTGACCATAATGCAGTATTTGTAGAACTATTTGGTGGGTATATGGCTGATGGAAAAGGGAAAGTATTCTCAAAGGATTTAGAAAATAATAATATTGAAATTCCTTGGGCAGATCGTAATAATACAGAAACTTTAAAAATGGTAGCAGATATGAAAAAATTTAAAGTTAATTTTGGAGAACAAAAAGAATTTATTACAGAGTTCGATATGATTGAGTGTTTAAAAGATGAACTTCCCAAGATTACAAAACCAGTTGTAATTACAGGACAAATTAAACATAAAGAATATAAGGGAAAATATACGGATGTATTCATCATTAAAACTATAAGACTTGCTAAAGAAGATGAAAAGAATAAACTCTCTGCTAATATAGAAATTTATTACTCTAAAGATTCTTTAGACACAGATGATTTTAAAGAAGAAAAAATTATTAAACTTGCAGGATTTGTTCCTCAATACATAGATAAAGAGACTGGTATAAAATATATGCCACATCCATTTATATTGAGTGCTAAGAAATTAGATTTCACAAATGAAAAGCATGTAGAAAAATTTGAGTTCTTAAAGAAATATCTTACAGTAAAAACTAAAACTTATGTGCATATTCCTTGGCAAATGACAGTCTTTAGAGGTGCTGATGAAGTTGATTGGAATGAATCAATGCTTACTAAGGCACAAAAAGAACAGGTTGCGTTTGGTCTTTCTTCTGTAGATGATTTTAAACCTAAATCAAATATGCTTGGAGGCAACATATATGAGTATCGTTTAACTAAACCATTATTGGTAGGAGATTTTTCCGAAGGAGTAGTAGATTCTGAGATTAAAATTGAAGAATTCGAAAATAATAATGTATTCACTCCAGTAGAAAAAACTGAAAAATTTAAAAAACCTAAAGAAGAAAAACTCATTGAGCAGAAAGTGGAATCAAAGGTTGATGAAGTCATTAGTAAAGATGATGAAGATTTATTTTCTTAATATAACTATAGAGGGAAGAGTAATAGCTTCCCTCTCAATTGGTAAATAGAAAAATAAAAATAATAAAATAAATATAATGGAGGAATTTTATAATGGCATTTAAAAAGAATACGGTTAAGGTTGAACTGGCATCATATCCACCATACATCATCATGGGCCAAAGAAAAATTGGAAAGACATCTTTATTTTATAAATTGCTATTAACTCACTATAAAACATTTGATGCAGGACTTTTAATTTCTTTTGGAGATGAAGAAGGATATCATAGTTTAGATGGATTACAATATGAGCGTGTCGTAGAATGGGATGCTGATACAGACGAAGAAACTAATCTTCGTGGTTTTATTCAAGTAGTAGATGATTTGGTTGAAAATAGAAAAGAATATGGAATTAAAGCTATTTGTTTAGATACTCTTGATGAAATGATTTCTATTGGTACTACAGAAATGCTTAAACAACATAAAAGAGAAAAAGGTACTGTATGTAAATCTCTTAATGATGCGTTTGGTGGCTTTCAGAAAGGAAGAGATAGACTTCTAGAATCTGTAAATCTTCAAATTACTCGTCTAAGAAATGCAGGATATGCCGTATTTATCCTTTGTCATACCAAATTAAAGAATGTTAAAGATGTAATGACAGGAGAAGATTATGAGCAATTAACAAATAATCTTCGTGCTGATTTCTTTGGTAGTGTTGCAGATAAAGCACAAATGATAGTAAATATTACAATGGAACGTGAAATAGTTGAAGGAAAACAAGTTGGAGAAAAGAGAATGATGTATTTTAGAAACACTTCTATTGTTGATGCAGGAGGAAGATTTGTTGGATTGCCAGAAAAATTAGAACTATCTGCTGAAAACTTTATGTTAGCATTTGAAACAGGTGTTAAAAACTCAATGATTAACCCTGTATCTGATAAAGATATTGAAGATCAGAAAAAGGTAGAGGTAAAAGAAATTGATTCTGCTGCTGAAATTGCATGGAAAAAAGAGCATAAATTGATTCAGGCAGAAATGAGCAAAGATGATAATTTAGCATTTGTAACTACAATTCAATTAAAATATCCTAAAGCAACAGAAGATATTAAAGAAATTGTAAAAGGAATTATGTCTGAATACAAAATTGAAAACTTTAAATCTCCAGAAGAACTTTCAACTGAAGGATTAAAGAAAATAGTAACAACTTTAGGTTAGAATAATAATTAAGGGGATAGGTGAAAATACCCTATCCCTAATTAATATATAAGGAATTGATATGTATGGCAAGAAAATGTATATGTTCAGCAACTAAGGAAAGTGGAACAACTGATATATTTTATTGTATTAATGATAAGGGCAAAAATAAATACTATAAATCAGAAGAAGTGTATAATGAATACATGAAGGATCAGGAATACAAACGAAAAACTATTGAGTATTTTCTATCATTGTTAGGATATGAATATTCAAATTATCTCAAAAAGAGATTAGGAGAATTAAATGAACATTTTACATATGAAATAATATATCTCGCATTTATCAAGCAAACAGACAGAATTAAATACGTACTAAATGATAAATTAAGATATTCTACTGAGCAACAAAAAATAAGTTATATTATTAAAATAATTGAAAGTGTTATCAATGACATAAAACCATTTAAACAAGTAGAAGAAAATAGTGTTGAAGTAAATATAGAAGAATTAAATAATATTAAAATTAAATTGATTAAACGTGTTGATATTAGGCAATATCTAGATGAGGAGGATTTATGAAACTAGAAGAATACCCAGAATCACTTACAAAAAATCGTCAAATGGTTGAAGCATCATTTATTTTTTCTCTCTATAAAAATCCTTCACTATATGATGATTACCACAAAAATCTTAAAATTGATTTGGAAGATAGCGATATACGAACTGATGACGGAATTTTCTATTATAGCTTAGGATTGCAGATGTTTAAATTAGGATATCAAACTTTCGATAGTTTAAGTGCATATGCTTTCTTAGAAAGTAATCAAGTATTAAAGGATGGATTTGAATCAAGAGGTGGATATAAATCCGTTGAAGAAATGAAGAGTTTAATCAACTTAGAAAATCTAGATAAATACTATGATGAATTAGTTAAATACAATATGTTATTAAGATTATATGACAAAGGATTTAATGTTGAAAATAATATTGATAAATTTATAAAAATGACTAGCGATGAAGTATATGCTTTTTATGATTACCAATTAAATAATATTGCTTTAAATAAATCTGTGCAAGCTAATATTGCAGATTTAAACGAGAATTATGATGAATGGATTGATAAATGGGATCAAGGAAATTCAATGGGATATAAGATGGGATTTCCACTTATTAATTATCATATGGCTGGAGTACATAAAGGAAATTTAATTCTTCATGTTGGAGGAATTGGTCAAGGTAAAAGTACATCTGCAATTTTGTTTTATGTGCTTCCAACTATTGAATCAGGAGAAAGCATTGTAATTATTGGAAATGAACAAGATGAAGATGCTTGGAGACAAATGATTTTATCTTCTGTATTGTTTAATAAAATTAATTATAGAAAAATGAATAGACAAAAATTTATGTTTGGAGGATTTAGTGACGAAGATAAGGAGGGATTACAAAAAGCAACAGAATGGTTAAAAAAATCTAAAGGTAAAATATTTTTTGCTCATTTGCAAGATTATAATATTAATACAGTAAAGAAAATCATTAAGAAATATAGTAAGAGAGGCGTAGGAGTATACTTATTTGATACTATGAAACCAGAAGATGACTCCTCAGACAAGGCTTGGGCGCAGTTCAGTGAAGTAGCCAAGGAATTATTTTTGATAGCTCACAAAGAAGATATAGCTCTTATTGCTACTGCACAATTATCAGGAGAATCTAATAAACGTAAATATTTAGATTTATCATGTATTGGAAAATCAAAAGCAATTGCAGAGACAGCAGGGCAAGTATTAATGTTTAGGCCAGTAAGAAATGAAGAAAAAGAAAAAATGAAGGGTTATTCATATAAAAAAAATAACGAAGGTAAATATACTAATATAAAAACAGTAATTGACTTATCGCCAGATAAAGATTACATCATTATGTTTGTCTCTAAAAATAGATATGGTAAAGCAAATATTTGTATACTCTATGAAAGGAATATGGACTTTAATTCGATCCATGAATTGGGTTATGTCGATATCGAATTTGATGGATGGGGAAGGTAGTAATGATGTATGGATTTAATCTCAACAAAAGAATTCTTAAAGGATGATGCAGAAAAAATTATAGAATTACTTAATGATGTTGGATTTTGCCACATAAAACACAATTATAAACATAAAGAAATACGGTGTGCTGAACACGAACATGGAAATCCTACAGCAATTAAAATTAACACAGAAACTCTAGGATGTGTAAATTATAAAAGCAGTAAAAACGGAGATATAATTTCACTTATTCAGGAATTCAAACAAATAGGATATAGATCATCATTAGAATACATAATTGATTATTTTAATCTTGATTTAATACCACATAAAAAGATTCAATTACCATTTGGAGGATTTTATAAAAAAATAATTCCTCCAACGTCTTTGGATCAAATAGAGTTAAAAACTTATCCAGAAAGTATTTTAGATGAATACTGTAATAATCCTAATATTAGATTTTTTAATGATAGAATTGACTTAGATATTCAAAAACAATTCAATATTGGTTATGATATATCATCTTTAAGAATTACTATTCCTTGGAGGAGTGCAGAAGGAAAATTGATAGGAATCGTAGGAAGATTAAACGATGATGTAGTTAATGAAGATAATCCTAAATATTTAGCACTCCTTCCATTCTCAAAATCATATAGTTTATATGGATTTAGTGAAAACTATCAGAATCTAGTAGGCCAAACTATCTGGATCTGCGAAGCAGAAAAAAGTGTGATGATTGCTAAAGGTATGAACTTGAATAATGTAATATCCGTAGGAAGTCATAGTATTTCTGCAATCCAAGTACAACTAATTAAATCACTTATGCCAAAAAGAATAATAATTTCTTTTGATGAAGGAATTGAAAAAGAGAAGCTGATTATAGAGTGTAATAAATTTAAAAATAGTTTCCTGAAGTATAATATAGGGGTTTTTGATACCACTTGTTTACCTAAAGATTCAAAAATGTCTTTGTTTGACTTAGATGATAATAAAAAAATAATGCAATTAGCAAAGGAGAATATAATTTGGCTAGAGAATTAGAACCAATAGTAAAAAAATTAATAGAAGAAGGTAATATAGTTTATAGTTTTAGTAAATTAGGTTCATTTAATCAATGTGAATATGGATATTATAATACATATATACTTAAAAATAGAGGCATTGATAATATTTATAGTGTTTGCGGAAGCAATATTCATAATGATTTGGAGCAAATATATAATGGTAAAGAAGTAGATTTAACTAAATCATTAAATAATACACTTTCAGAATTAGACATGTTGGGAGTTAATTTTGCAAACGATAAAATTAGAAACGCTTGGGTGGCTGACATGGAACATTTCACTAAAAACTTTAAAGCAAAAGAAGGATCATATATTACTGAGGAAGGGTTTATATTTGAAATAATGCCTAGAGTTTATATACAAGGGTATATTGATATGGTGGAGCATCATGATGAAAATAATATTTCAATTATTGATTTCAAAACAAGCAGTAAATTTGATAAAAAGAAATTAATTGGAGCAGGAAGACAGTTGGTGTTATATGGAATAGCAAAACAAGATAAATATACGATTAATAAAATAGCATGGTATATGCTTAAATATCTTTATGTTTGTTCTAAATTGAAAAACGGCAATATTAATAAGAAAATGTGTAATAGAGGGAAATGGGTTAAGGAAATAGGGACTGATAAAAATATAAAAGATAAAAAAACTAATACATATAAATTAACCAAAAGTGCTTTAAAAAGAGAATTAGAATCTTTAAAATATAAAGATTTTGAGATCGAAATATTAATTAACGAAGCAATAAATAATAATAGTTTATTAAATATGCCAAAAGAAATTCAAGATAAGTATTGGTTAGAGGATTGTATTCTTGAATATGAGTTTAATGAAGAAACAAAGAGCGAATTTATGGAATTTGTGAAATCTACACATGAGAAAATTATTAAGAAAGATGTTGAGAATGAAAACGATTGGAAACCTTTAGATATTGAGAATGATAACTTTTTCTGTAGTAATCTTTGTGGGTTACGTCAATCATGTCGATATTTATTAGATTTTTATGAGAGATTAAAGTTAGGTGTTACTAAGAAAGACTCTGAGTGGGAAGATTTATTTGGATAAGAAGGAGGACTATAATGAACTGTAGTATTTGTAATATTGATGAAAAAGATTCACCAAAATTTTATTATAGTGGAATTTATGGGAATAATCTATGCAATAAGCATTATCTTCAAATGAGAAGGCATGGCAAAATTACTGATGATACTCCAAATATAAAATTAAATTTATGTGAAGTTTGTGGTCATACTGAAGGGTTAAAAAGATGTGGGTTAGACGGAGACTTCAAAGGTAAAACATTGTGTGGAAAACATTATTCTCAAATATTTGAAAAAGGAATAATATTTGATGAATTACCAACTCATAAAGATATATTAAGGGTTTGCGAAATTTGTGGGGAAGATAAATCTACTGACGTTATTTTTTGTGCTGAAACAAATCAAATGCTCTGTAGAAAACATTATAATCATATCCGTACATATGGCAATATATTGGAGAGAAGTATTCATGATAAAAATACATATGTTTTGAAAGAGGATGAATTTGGAGAATATGCAGAGATAATATTAAGGAATATAGAACACAATGAAATAGCAAGAACGACAATTGACATTGAAGAATTGGAAAGGGTATTACAAAGAGTGTGGGGTCATAGCACATGGGGATATGCGACCAGTAAAACTCAAGAAAGTTTTACGATGTTACAAAATTTTATTTTAAATCACGTAGGATTAATTGATCATATTGATAGAAATACATTAAATAATAGGAAATATAATTTAATGCCCTCGAATAAATCATTAAATGCATTAAATTGTGGATTAAGAAATAACAACATAAGTGGTGTTACTGGAGTTTCTTTTAGCAAAACTGCCAACTCATGGAGATCGTATATAAATTGGGAGGGCAAAAGATTAGAATTAGGAAACAGAAAAAGCAAAGATGATGCGATTATATTAAGACTATCTAAAGAAAATGAGTTATTAGGAATATTATCACCTCAAAAACAATTATTTGAAGAATATGGGATAGAGGTGAGAATTATATGATTAAATTTCAAAATTTTCACCGCCATTCCAGCGATAGTAACATCTTCACAGCCGATAGTGCAATGGTTGTAGAGGACTATGCTAAAAGAGCAGTTGAATTAGGTCATACTATTCTATCTTCTTGTGAGCATGGTTTTCAGGGCCGATATTATGAAGTTTATGAAATGGCAAAAAAATATAATCTCAAATTCATTTTTGGAACAGAAGCATATTGGGTTAAAGATAGATTTGAGAAAGACAGAACTAATGGGCATATTTGCATATTTGCTAAATCAGAGATTGGCAGAAAATCCATTAATAGAGTTCTATCAGAAGCAAACATTGATGGGTATTACTATAAACCAAGAGTGGACATTGAATTATTATTATCTCTTCCTCAATCGGAAGTATTTATTAGTACAGCATGTATGGCTTTTTGGAAATATGATGATATAGAAGATATTATATGGAAATTGCATAAACATTTTGGAGATAATTTTTTTCTTGAAGTACAATATCATCATACAGATATTCAACGTGAAATTAACAAAAGAATCCTTAATCTAGGTTTAAATATTGTAATGGGTTGTGATTCTCATTATATATATCCAGACCAAGCAAAAGGCAGAGATGATGTTTTAGAAGCAAGAGGGATAAGATATGAAGGAGAGGAGGGGTGGTTCTTAGACTACCCCGATGGGGATACTGCATATCAGAGATTTGTAGATCAAGGGATATTAAATCATGAACAAATAATGAGAGCAATCAATAATACTAATATTTTTCTTGAATTTGAAGATATAGAATTTGATAAAAATATTAAATTGCCATCACTTTACCCCAATTTATCTTTAGAAGAAAAGAATAAGATATATACAACATTATTAACTGAAAAGTGGAAAGAGTTCAGTAAAGATATTGATCCAAGTAAACATGAATTATATCTTCAAGAAATTCAAAAAGAAGTTAATATTGTTAGGAATACTGGCATGGTAGATTATTTCTTAATGGATTATGAGATTGTAAAACAAGCAATTGCAGATGGAGGAATTATTACTAACAGTGGCCGAGGTTCAGGCGTGTCCTTTATTACTAATACATTATTAGGATTTAGTAAAGTAGACAGAATTTCATCACCTGTTAAATTATATCCTGAGAGATTTATGAGTGAAACAAGAATATTACAAACTAAAAGTTTACCTGATTTGGATTTGAATTGTGGTACTCCTGAAATATTTGTTCAAGCACAAGATAAAATTCTTGGTGAAGGTCATGCATATCCTATGATTGCATATGGAAAATTTAAAATTAAATCAGCATTTAAGTTATATGCAAAATCGCAAAGTATGCCATTTGATACTGCAAATGAAATCACTAATCAAATTGAAAAATATGAGAGAGATTTAAAATATGCAGATGAAGATGATAAAGATTTAATTAATGTTTATGATTATGTAGAAGAAAAACATCATGAAATACTTAAAGGTTCAGAAAAATACATGGGCATTATTGCTTCTAAATCTGCTCATCCATGTGGATATCTTTTATATCAAGGCAATATTAAAGAAGATATAGGATTAATCAAATGTAAGAGTGAATCAACAAAAAAAGAAGTAGTTACCACTGTAATTGATGGTTATGTGGCAGAGAAATATAAGTTCTTAAAAAATGACTTACTTAAAGTTGATGTTGTATTATTGATTGATAAGGTTTATAAAAGAATTGGAATTAAACCTCATACAGTGAATGAATTATTAACTATTATTAAAAATGATTCAGAGACATGGGGTATATATGCTAAAGGATTGACTATTGGTGTTAATCAAGTAGAAAAACCATCTACGACACAAAAAGCAATGAGGTACAAAGCTAGTAATATTTCAGAATTGACCGCACTAATTGCTGCCATTCGTCCTGGGTTTAAATCAATGTATCATACATTTGAAACTAGAAAACCATTTAACTATAATACTCCAAGTTTTGATAAATTAATTCAAACTGAAGAAATGCCATTTTCTTTTGTATTATATCAGGAGCAAACAATGGCAACATTGCAATATGCAGGATTCCCTATGGATGAGAGTTACGGCATATTAAAAGCTATCAGTAAGAAAAAAGCAGAAATTATTATTCCTTTAAAGGAGAGATTTTTAGATGGATTTAGTAAAAAACTAGTATTAGATGAGAATATTACGTTAGAGTTAGCATTAGAGAAAAGTGAGGATATATGGCGAATTATAGCGGATTCTGTCAATTATTCGTTTAATGCGTCACATGCTTTAAGTTATGCCATTGATTCAGCTTATTGTGCATATTTAAAAGCACATTACCCTTATGAATTTTACGAAGTTATGTTACAGTCTTATTCAGATAAAGGCAATAAGGATAAAGTTGCATTATTTAAAAAAGAAATGATAGAGGGGTTTGGTATATCCGAAGGAGAATATACGTTTGGATTAGATAATACTAAATTCTTAGCAGATAAAGAAAATAAAACTATTTATCCAGAGATGCTATCAATTAAATTCTTAAATAAAGAAATGGCTCATACTTTATTGAAATTATCAAAGAAAAAATATGATAGTTTTTATGAATTATTACGAAACATTAAATCAACTAAGGTTAATTCAAGACAATTAAATATTTTAATTAAATTAGGTTATTTTAGAGATTATGCTGATATCAAAAAAATACAAATATTTAATGATTACTATGATTTATTAGGAGATTCTAAACAAATATCTAAAGAAAAAGCAATATTGTCTGAATTACCAATAGAATTAATTGAAAAATATTCAAGATCAACAGATAAAACTTATGTAGAATTAGATGTTGACAATATTTTATTGGGGTTATGGGATAATATACCTAATGAGTCATTAAATATTAGAGAACAAATACAAAATGAAATTGAATTATTAGGATATGCAAAATCAATAAATCCAAATATCTCTCCTGACTATGGAATTGTAGTTGAACTCAACACTAAATATTCTCCAATTCCTACAATTTATCGAATCAATGATGGAAGTATTGAAACTATTAAAACTGATACAAGAAAGTATAAAGCAAATCCATTTCAGCA